ATAAGTATACAGCACTAATTTTGTTTTTTTACCTTCTAACCAACTAAGTACTAATTCTAATATTTGAACATTAGTTGATGTTTCTTTACTTTGAATTATATAATTAAATAGCTTCGATTTAGTCATCTCAGCGTCAGGTATAAATATTTTATTCTCAGTCACTAAACGCTTTCCATATTGGTACGTATCCCACATATCGTCTGTGTATCTAACTACGTCTTTAAAAAATGGATTATTCTGATATTCAGACCAAACACCACCATATAATTGTTTAAATGTTAATGTTTTTGCTTCATCACGAGATACACCTAATACTTCACCTAACACATCATATGTGTTTTTATCTTTAGGAAATTCAAATCCAACTAATTCACCAATTAATCGTGGGTGGTATCCCTGGAAGTCTAATTCAACAAATTTATCATTTTCAGCAATGTAACATGTACGTTCACCATTATCTTTATTCAATGCGGCGAAATTTGTGCCATTAAATGTGTTTGAGGGACGAGACGTAGTGGTATATAAATTGTATTGAGTGTAAATTTTCCCGCGATTTAAATTAAATTCAGGGTGGATTAATCTCTCGCGGTAATGCTCAATAAAGCAGTTTTTATCGACCTTAATGCCGTTTTTTTCAATATTATAAAATATGTCTGCCGTACGAAAATTTTGAAATGCAAACGCTTCGTTTGATAGTGAATATTTTTGTATAGTTGGTAAAGCCGCGTTGAATATCGCCTCGCTTTCTTCATAATGTTTGCTAATTGGAATTAAACAGTTAACGTTAGATAACGCATTGTGCTTGCTATAGTAGTAGCTAATGCACGCGTTATCTAACACTGTTGTTAAGTCAACGAATTCTAACAGGTTTGCGTCGAATAATTTATTTGGATTATAGTACCAATGTAATGCTTCTTTTTTATTTAATACCCATATCTTATCTAATGTATCTAACCAATTAAATACTTCATCTTTAGATAATGAAAGTGATTCGTTATGATTTATACACAGTATATATCCCTTCTTACCATCAAGCGGTCTAACATAAACCAAACTTAATTCAGTAAGTGCAGGATGAAAATTGTCATTGAAAGGAATAAACCTAACAAAACAATCCTCGAATGATAATTGTGATAGTTGAGATGATTTCTCAATAATATAAAACATAACCTTTTTTTATTACACTAAATATAAGACAAGAAGTTTGGCTTTCAAACTTTAAGCTGTCTCTTGTTCAACTTCTATGCCCAAAAACACTTTTAAACCAGGCATTATACCTTCTGCTTTATCTAATTCATCTTTATTAAATTCTGGTGGGCTACCAGGTACTGATGTTTCAGTAACTTCTGCTACTTTTTGAGATTTTAAAATTCTTGAAGCTGATTTTACTTTTTCATATTCTGTTTCATTTGGTAATTCAGAAAATTTATATTCGTCTGGTTTTGTTTTAATTCGTCTTCTTACAAAATATCTTTTTTTCTCTACTGGTGTTGAAGTTTCTTGGATTATTTGTCCTTGTTCTATTATTTGTTGGTTTTCTTCTGGTTCTAATTCAGTTGAAGCTGCTGTTTTAGCAATTAAACCTTGTTGGTTAGCAGCTAAAATAGATGCTACTGCACCTCCTGCTTTAGTAGGTCTTGTTGGTGTTCTAGCTGCTGAAAGTCCTGCTTGTAATCCTGCTTGAGCTCCTTTAAGAACAGCATATTTTAAGCTATTAGGATCTTTCCATGGGTTTGGTTTAGGTGGAACTTTAACAATTTCAGGAGCATCTTCTTTATATTCTTTACCAGCATAAAATGAACCATTTAATTTATAAAAGTCTCCTTTATAAAAGTTTTTAGACTCTTTATAAATATAATCTTTACCTGTAGTATAAGATCCTGTTACAATCCTATTTGATGGTATTCTAGGTTCCATTATTTATTATCCTTTAAAAGTATTTAAATTAGTTGCAAGAGGTGCTTGTATAAATTCATTAGCCTTAATACGATTTAATACATTTTGTGATAATGAAACTCTACGTGAATAATCTCTTGATAAATTTTCAAAAGTTACATTATATCCTTTTTCATAAAATCTTTCATACTTAGCCATAGCAACAACAGCTTGTTCAAATGTACCAGCATTTTTTAAAGCTCTACCTGCTGCTAATTCATCTCCTGCAAATTCTTCAATAATAAAATTTAATTGAGTATTTAAAGTATTAAAATTTGGTTTTTGTTTTAATGCTGCTTGTCTAGGTCCTCTCCATTGAGCTATACCATAAGTACCCTGAGTTTTACCTGTAGTATCAATATCTGCGGCTGTTGGGTTCATCTCTGATTCTTGTAATAATGCTCCAATTATTGCTGCTACTTGGTAGTCTTTATATCCTTTATTTAAGAAAAATTTAACAGCAGCAGAAGTATTATCTTTAGAAGCTTGAGCTATGCTAGCTTGAGTTGGTACTTCAAATGTTGATCGTCCAGTAGTTGAACTTTTCTTTACTAAATCATCCCAACTTATACCTTGAGGATTATTTAATACCATGTTATAGGCATCTAAAGTAGTAGTCCAACCATTATTATCAATTTTATGGCTAAGTCCAATTATTGTTTGTAATAATCTTACACCTTTATCATTACTAGTAAACTTATAACCTTGAGGTAATAATTCATCTGGGAATTTGAATAAGTGGCCTATTATCATTCCTCCAATACCATCCATTGTTAAAGATACTTTAATAGGAATTATTGATCTGTTTTTAGAATTAGCATTAGTAATACCTTGAATATACTTAATAGTATCTTTTAAAGCGTTTTTATATCTTGATGATAAATCTACATTAGAACCTTCATCTTGTTTAACAGCAGATGATTCTGGTGGGAAGAAATATTCTTGAAGTATTGTTATATTTTCTATTAAATTATTTATTTTATCCTGTTCAGAAGCTGTTGTAATAGAATTCTTTTGATCTAATTTTGATGGTATAATTCTGTCTTGTATACCTTTATTAAAATCTAATAAAGTATTATTGTCAGATCCTTGTTCACCTCCTGCTTTAACTTGAGCACCAATTGCTATTATAGATGATTGTTCAGGGAATATTTGTGATTGTAAAGTATATGATCTTATAACACTTGAAGTATTGGATACTTCTAATGGAAAGGCATTATTGTAAGCATTAATCCTATCTGTTTTATCAACATAATTAATATCAATAATTCTAGCTACATTACTTACAGGATCTATATGAATATCAAAATTATTAAGGTTACCAGTACTTTCTTGTATTAAACTTAAAATATTTTTAACAAAATCATATAATTTAATTTCTTTTTTGTCATTACTGGTAATTCCTGTAGCTAATTCTATTAGCTTATCTAAACTAACATATATGTTTCCTATAATACCAAATTCTTTTTCTGTTTGATATTTTTTAGTAGATGAAGAAGCATCCATCAATGATAAATAACTTACTTTATTAAATGGTGAGGGTTTTCCTTCAGCTAAATCTTTTGCAGTTTTATCTTTTTCTACATTTTTAGCAATAGTATCAGCTACAGTAGAAGGATCACTTAAAACACTAGATATATTATTAACAGCTACTTTATATTCCTCATCTTTAGTATTTTTAGCTATATTATCAAATGATTTTTTTAGTATACTTAAACTAACATTATTAGATACTTTTAAATAAGATGATAAATATGATTTTGCATTTTCAGTTGCTAAGTTTCTATCAGAAACTGTTGATATACCAATATCATTTAATACAGTTTGAGCAATTTGTTCGTAAGGAACTAATATATCATTTGGATTTTTAAGATTAGCTACAATTAAATTATGCACAGTAGTTGCAGAATTAACGTATGCTCCTGCAGTGCCATTTTCAGCTCCTAAATTAGCTTGTTGCAATTTAATATCAAACCCATTAGCAAATAAATTATTTGTAATTATACAAACATTAGTATCAACAGATACTTGTAGAGGATGAGATAAACATAATAAAGGTTCAGAAGTTCCTGTTTCAGCATCATCATAATATGTTGAAAATCGTACTATAGGAAATAATTTATCTTTTGTTCCTGCTCCTAATATAATATAATTATTTATTAATTCTAGTACTGATTCTAGAGTAAGATAAGTTTTAATAGTTGAGGCTCCTTTTTGAACACTTCTAGTTGTTGTATCATAATTCATAACCCAACTATGATAAGTATCCTTATAGTTTTTATCAAAAGTATTAAGTAATAAAGTAGGTGATGTGGATGATTTAGTATTTTTATAATTTATTATATATTGTTGAGTTTCATATAATAACCCTGCTAAATAATTCTGAGCGTAGTATTCTTTTAAATTTTCAGTATTTTTTTTATCTTTGAATATAACACCACCATCTTTTGCTATCTTAGATATATTAAAAGGAGTAGTATTAACTTTTAAAGATTCTAATACTTCACCTATAGTTATTATAGTTGTTGTACAATCATATCCGCCATCCATTCTAGCTTGCCAACTATAGTTTTGTACTTTACCATAAACAGCATCATAGTTACCTGAATGGCTTTTAGATTTTGCAAATAACTCTGTTAATACTGTTGGGAAATCTTTTTTACCATTTAAAACGTCATCATAAAAATCAATATTAGTAACAATACTTCCATCATTATTTAAATAAGGAAGCCAACCCCATTCTACTAATACTGTATATCCAGGACGCATGTATAACAACTCTAAGTCTTCTAGTTGTTTAATATCATGACAAATAAAATTTACTGTTACTTCTCTTAATGAACCATATGCTGATTTAGATTTAACATCAACTGATGTTATACCTGGCATTGGACGTAATCCTCTTTGGTATGATGTTCCTGAAGGTGTTCTGTTGCTATAGGCTTCATTGCCTGTACTCCCAACACTATATTTTAATTTTTTATCGCTATCTAGAACACCACCTAATAAAATATATTGATTTGCTAAAGTATTATTAAAAACTGGATTACCATCTTTATCAATACTGGCAAGCGTATCAACACCAGAAGTCATTCTAACCCAAGGAGCACGGCTGTTTGTTAATTGTACTGATTGTGGTGTTCTTGTTTTAACAGTATTCTGTCTAAGTTTTAATTGATTTTGAACTTCTTTAGTAAAGGTATTTCTAAATATTGACATAACATTATCTAGTTGTATTGTATTGGTTATACAATGATATAACTGCATTTATATTTGTAGGTATACGTAATTGTGTACCTGGTTCTGGAAATAGTGATCCTTTAGTTACATTATTATTAGCCATAGCAATAACCCACCATAAGGTACTATCAAGATAATAAGAATAAGCCAGAGTATCAAGTCTATCTCCTATAGTTGTAATAACATATTCATCTGTTTCAGATAATGGTATATTAGGGTAATATTTTTGTTTATAATATCTTTTACCCTGTGATGTAAAATTTATAGTAGGATTATCGTAGCGTTTCATAGATATTTATTTAACCTCCCCATTTTGATTTTAAAAGCATTTCATTTGCCTTTTGTTGATTATACTTTTGGAAATTAGTTACAGCGGCTGGTGATACTCTTTGGTTAGATAACAATTGATTAGTTAATGGATTAGTTTGAGTTGCTGCTTGGTTTGCTTGTCTATTTAAAGATTGTTGTAATGGAGTTTGTGCATTTGGATTATTTCCTCCAAACAATCCAGGAATAAATTGTTGAGTCACTGCTTGGTTAAATCTATTAATATTTAAATTTGCTCTACCACCATTAGAATACTGTAATTTGTAATCTGATGGTAAATAACCTTCAATTGGATTATCTAAATATCCAAAGAATCCTGAAGTGGTATCTGTTTTAGGGTCTGTATATCGAGGAAGTTTTTTACTGTGGATTATAGTTAAACTAACATTTGCTTTAAGATACATTGCTAATCCTTCATTAATATCCCAAGATGAATCATCAGGTATATCATAACTAATGTTATTTAAAATAGCATATTCATTATCTAAGTATTTTCCTACTTGAACTTTTAATACCACACCACCCATTATTCCTTTTTCATTATAAGCACCTGCTGTTGTTGCAGCTAATTGTCCTAATGCTCTATGTTTTTCAAATAATTGAATTCTATTAAAACAAGGTATATCTAAATTAAAAGTTACATTACGTTTAAATTTACCGTATGTGTAGAAACTTTCTGAGCGGCCTACATAATTATATTCATTCCAAGTTGCATCAAAGCTATCTTTAAATCCTTTTACATATGCCGAAAATGCAAGATCATATTCTGCTAAACCTGGTGTAAATGGATCTAATGCTCTAAAATGTATTGTTAAAATTTCAGAATCAAGTCTATCAAATTCGTTTGTATTATTATATAATGATACTGTTGGGTCTTGTGATGCTGATCTTCTTCGACCGTAATAAGCCCAGTTACTTAATTTATTTGCTCGTGAATCTAATCCAATTGCTCTGCCTGTATCTGGATCTGTTTTAAATCCTTCAGTTGCAGTAGTTTCAATAGTTGTATCTCTTACTTTTAATTGTTCAACAGCTGCTTTTAAGTCAGCATAACTTCTTGCTGTTGGTGAATTACTACTTCCATAAGGATTAGCCCCAGCAGGAATATTATTATTATATGAAACTGCTGTTTGATTTTGTGGAGATGATTCTAATGAAGAAAAAGATCTTCTATTAAAATTATTTAATCCTAATAATAAACGAGATATAGTATCTGTTGGAGCAGGTGAAGGGGCACTATTATATAAGTTTGATAATGTTTGTATACGATCAAAATCAACATCACCTCTTTCAAGAGTTGAGTAAGTATTACCTGCGTTACCTGTTGAATCGTATGTTACATCATAACGTCTAATAAGTGTTGTTCCTATACCATAAACAGATCCAGGACCTCCACTATATTGAGCAATAGTTAAGTCTTGTGGGGCAAATCTACCTCCTATAAATAAAGGAGCAATAGGCTTTCCTCTTACAGCACCTATAATACCTAAAACATTGTTTGAAAAATTTCCTATATCAAATCCACCTTGTGGTTTTCTTTCAAGAATAGGAACGTTGATTAATCTTTTAGTTAATCCTAATAATCTATTATTTCCGTTTTCGTTGTTATTTTTAACAACGTTATAGTACTTAGTATTTTCGTCTTGTACTGGTAACAAACCATGTCTTTCATAGTGTATACCAAATGCTGTAGCTGGTATTTGAGCTAATGTATTAATACCAGAATTATATATTCTAGTAGGACCTGGAAGGTTATCATTAATTCTATTTAATAAGCCTGCTCCAATTCCTAATAAACCACCTACAAATGTACCTTGACCAGCACCAAATTTTCTTGTTTCGATTTTTGGATTACTTAATTGCAATCCTATTTGACGAGCAATAAATAAAGGTCCGCGTGGTTTATCTTCAAAAAATTTCTTAATTCTTCTAGAATCAATTTCAGCTGCTGAAGAAGCTAAGAATCTACCACCTCTAATAAAATTATCATCTACTGTAGGTGTATTAAAGTTACCAGGAGGAATAGGTGATACAATGTACGGCTGTCCACTGTTTCCACTCCCCTGACGATCTTCTCCATATTTAAGAGATTTAAGATCGGTTCTTAAACTTATCAGTCTTGATTCTGACATTTAAATTATTTCTTAGTTGGTAAGTAGCAGGATCAACACCGAATGTTTGTGGGGTTTTGCCTTTTAAACCTAAAACGCTTTTTGCAAAATTTGATAAAATTCCCATGTGTTATTGTTTTGATATAAATATTTAAAATTATGCTACTTTATATGATGAGTACTGTAATTGTGCAGTACCTGTTTCTAATTGTTTACCAACGGCTGTGCCTATTGCTCTACCGTCTATGCTGATATTTGTGTTAATTGGTCTATTTGCTAATGCTGTTACTGCTGATCTAACTTCATTAATAGCATTAATCATTGGTGTTAAATCTATACTACTACCCCCGCCACCTAAATTAGTACCAGCAATTACAGTATCGTTATTATTTAATTTAATAGCGCCTTCTGGTGCTAATAAAGTACGTTTACCATAACCGCCTTCAGACATTACGTCGTCTCCTGTTAAGAATTTATAACCCTGATAACCAACAGTAGCACCTGCTGCTAAGGCAAGTGGTATAGCAAGTGGGCCTAATAATGCAGTAGGACCTGAAAAAATGGCACTCATAGCTTTCATTACAGTAATTCCTATACTCTTTAATAAACCTTTTCCTTCTAATATATTACCTAGTGCTTTTGCAGTATTACTAGCTTTTTCAACTATTAAATCTTTTAAAGATAAAGTATAAGCAGCTAATTTAACTCCAAATGATTGTTTACCTAAAAGATATTGTAAATTTTGAATACTTAATTTACCTTCTTCAGTAGCAGCTTGTTTAATTATTATTCCTGTTTCTATTGCTTTTAAAGCATTAAGAGTTAATTGAGTTGTTTTAATACCCAAATATAAACTAGCTATTACTTTTAAGGGTGTTGCTAAAAATGATAAAGCTTCACCTAATTTATTTACTATATTAAGAGATTTACTTAATAAATCTACAAAATTTCCTAAAGGGCCTGCAAATAAATTACCAAATAAATCTTGTAATTTTAAAACAGCATTATTAAATTTTTCTTGGATTGATAACTGTTGAGATTGTTGATTTAAATAATCTTCTAATGTTAAATCTTTATTTAATTCTTTTTGTTTTTCAAAATCCTTAATTTGTTGAGCATTAAGTTCTTGTGCTTTATCTCCATATGTACTAAGAGCTTCTTGCTTTAACAACATATCAGCTAATTCGTCTTTACTTAATCCAAATGCTTCAGCTAATGATTTTTGAGCTAAAACATTCATGCTTTGGAAATCAGCTAATGTGCCTGCTTGGTCAGCTATTTCTTTGGTTAAAACGGCTTGATCATTTGTTAAAGCAGCATAACGAGCTCTTTCTACATTTATTTGTCTGCCTGTTAATAATTCTGCTTTTAATTCATTCTCAATTGATGATTCAAAATTTAAAAGAGATTCTGCAGACTTATCCATTGTTTCTAAGCTAGTACCTAATGCTTTAGCTTGAGCTACAGCTTGTCCTAATGCTACTGGATTACCCTGGAATTTAACTAATATTCCTGAGCTTAATTTAGAAACGTCTTGTAATATTTGTTTAGCACTAAAATGAGATTTAGTTGCATTTTGGGCGTATAAAGCTCCTTTAAGAAGTTTACCTGTATATGAAGAAATTTCTTTATTAGAAGCAAAAGAAAATTTAGATAAATTTCCTGCTTCTTGAGCTGTCAAACCAACTAATTCAGTTAAACGAGAAAAATCTTCAGCAGATTTACTAGAAAACTTTACTGCAAATCCTAATTGTTCGGTTAAATCAGCTTGAGCTTTTGTTAATCTATCTACATTAATAAAGTTATCTCCAACTGCTCTAGAATATTGTACAAATTCTTGTCTTAAACCATAAGCTTGTTCTTTACTAAGTCCTAATGATTTAGCTAGTTCAGTAGCTTGTTTATCTGCTTTATTAATTTGAGCAACGGCAAATGTAAGTAAGGTAAGAGGATCTGTTAGACCTTTACCTAATTGTTTTCCAACTTCAAAGGCAGCTGTACCTAATGTTTTAAAAGTTCCTCCTCCAGCAGCCGCAACCACTCTCATTTTTCTTTCAATCTCCTCAGCATTAAAAAACTTACCTATAAAAGGAATTTTATTTAATCCTTGAACTAACTTACCTGTTAAACCTAGTCTTTTTTCAATATTTCTAAGTTGAGTTTGATCAGCTTTAAGTTGTTCTTCTTGAACTTTTAAAGATTCTAAAGCTAAATAATAATCTTCTTCTCTAAACTTAACACCTAATTTATCAGCATGAAGCATTTTTCTACTTAACTCATCTCTCTTCTCACTTAATGTTTGAAGCTGTTTAGTTAAATCTTTTTCTTTTAATAATCCAGAATTGATTTTACTTTGATTATGAGCAAAATCATCTGATAATTTAGCTAATCTATTAAATGATTTAGTTAAATCTTTACCAACAACAGCCATAGTACTGGCTTCAGCAGAGTCGAATGCATCTTCAACTGCATTTCTCAATGTTGATGCAAATTTCTCAGCAACAGACATCAATGTGTCTCTTATATAGACGTTCTGGTCGTCAATTATTTTTTTAGGATCCTCAGCCATAGTTTATTATTGCGCCGTATAAATATTAAAGCGCCCTATTTTTTGGGCGCTTTATTCGTTGTATATGTTGGTTGTTTTGGAGCTATGTTTGGTCGCGATAATTCTTTATTGTTTTTATTTTGCAATAAATTTTGCGCTTTTTCATTCTCTTCAGCTATCTTATCGTAATGCTCCTTTAATGTTTCAAAAGTGAATCTACGTAACCATATCGGCATGTTATAAACGGTTTCCCAATCATAACCACCATTTCCATTAAATACAATTTCGTGTATTTGTTTGAATAAGTATAATCTATATTCCGGAGTCAGGCCAAAAAAAGTTAAGTGATACTGGGATATCTATGCCCTCCCCAACATAGTCTTCATCTTGAGGAATGAATTTCATGTTAATATCTGGTGATATTGATGCATAGTATTGACGTAATGATCTAGCATCAGGTGCTAATAGATAATTATCAATAAAATCACGGATATTCTTTTGATCACGATCCCCATTAACTGAAGTGATAATATACTTCATTCTTGTAGTTAAATCTGTTGAAACATTTGGGTTAATTTTTTGTAAACCTTTAATTTCAGCTTCGATTTTTTGTTCATCACCGTGTGTTAACAACTTGAATGTTACTGTATTTTCTGATTTAGGTAATGTAAATGTAAATTCATTTACACCAGCCTTAAATAAAGATTTATCGATTGTTTTTTCACTTAATTGTGTTAAATCAACTACAACTTCTCTTCCAGCATAATTGATAGTATAGTCTTTACCATAACCTAAAATACGAGCAGCAATTAATATTGCGTTTTTATCACCAATTAATAACTCATTATAGTCAATAGGTGTTACAATTAATGCTTGTAATAATTTGTCGATTGCTGTACCGTTTTTTAAATAGTTAGCATTAGTAAGAATATCTTCTTCCTTTGCTGTCATGTATTTCATTTCGATTTCACCTTTAGAAAGTGGTGATTCTTTAGGGTACAATAAACCTTTAGAAGGTAATGTAACTGTTTCGGTTGGAATTTTAAATTCTGCCATATAACGTTTTAGTTTGTGTATATATAAATATACAACAAAGAAAGGCATCTGCCAAAGCAGACGCCTTTTTTATAAAGAATATTGAAAATATCTTAGAAGTTCAATACGCAATAATCCATAGCGATAGAAACACTCAAGTTGATTGCTGCATCGTTAGCCCAATCGTATTCACCGAATGTAGCTGTCTTTACATAAGCACCTTTAATGATCCACTCACCTACGATATCGCCTACTGGGCCTAAAATATCTAAAGTTAAGTCTTTCTTGTAGAAATCAGAATAACCATCACGACCAGTTACTGATTCGTGTGCTAAACGAGCCCATTCCATTACTGATTGAGCACCAGATGGAGTTACAGGATCGTATAATCCTAAAGTCATATCATTCCAACGAACTTTACCTTTTACTTTACGGTAAACGTTGATATGATCTAATATGATTTCACCAGCTTCAAATCCAGGTGCTGTTGCACTCTTAATTAAGTATGCTGGGATACCATCTATATACATAATGAAACGATTCTGAACTTTTGGTTCAAAAGCGGTAAACATTATTTCGTTAGCGTCTAATACTGCCATTTTATGTTAAATTTAATTGCTATTAATAAATATTAGGAACCACATCCCCTTATGCAGGGAATGTAGCGCCTGTTGGTAATACGTTAAAGTTTAAGATGATAAATTCAGCAGTCTTAGTTGGTTGAATGTAAATTTGACCTACTAATTGGTTTCTATCGATTACATCTGGAGTATTGTTCGTATCGTCCATTACTACTTTGTAAGCATATAAACCTTGTCTTTGTACTACTGATTCTAAGTAAGGGTTAACTTGAGCTAAGAATCTATTTCTTGTAGCGTTTGTATTTTGTTCGAATACTAAGTTGTTACCTACTTGACCGATGAAGTCTTTTAATGCAATCAACAATCTACGAACGTTAACTCTATCTAATGATGTAGCTCTACGTTGTAATGTCTTTTGACCAAATACTACAACACCTTCACCAGGGAATGTAGCTAATGGGTTAACATTTGCACTATATAATGTATCACGATCTGCTTGAGATAATTTTCTTTCAGCTCTTAATACTGAAGGAACACCACCACGGTTTAAACCTGCTGGAGCGAACCATTCAGCACCAACTTGGTCGTT